TTATCTTCTGGATATTTCTTTTTATATAAGTATGCAAATTGTTTTGCATGAGAATCTATTTCTTTTTTAGATGTTAAATAAATATAACCTGAGTCAAAATCACCTTTTTCTATTCCTTCTTTTTCAATATTTGCGATATGCTGTATTTCATGTTGTAGACTAGACTTTAAAGCTTCTTCTGAATAGTTAAAAAGTTTTGTGGTGCCGATGTTCATCCCTGTTATTCTTAATGGCTCGGTTTTCGATCTTATAGCGGCTCCTTCATCTTTTGGTATAAAGTTTATTATAAACTCATTCTGTAAAGATTTAAAAGTTTTTCTTATAATAGGATTTACCTTATCAAAATCAACAGAAATCGATCCTGATAATTTTGATACTTTATCAGGTAGATTATAATGATTCTTGATAAAATCACTTATACTTAATTGACCTGGATTTTTTTGATAATAAATCGAAACTTGTTTTTTAAAATCTAAGAGAACATCTCTTAAAAAAATATAAATGATTTTTAAGCACTGATTTTCTTCTTTTGTTAGATATTCATCAGATTCAAATATTTTATATGGCTTTAAATGTTTCATATTATTACCAGTATCCAGGATAAGTTTTTCCACCCCAAAGGTGTCCATATTTATTGGCTCTGCATGCCCAGTAACCTGGTTTAGTTTTATCTTTTTTCAAATGACATTGATGTCGAGCTGCAAATGATTTTCTAGCTTTTGGATCAGATACTTTAGCACTTAATCCACCTGAAACATCACCAAAGTGAACCACTTTGATATTTCCAGTTTTTGGATTCTTAACAAATACTTTATATTTCTTTGGACCTGAGCTTCTTGTTGGGTGATTTAATTTAACTTCACGTCCTTTATATTCAGCCTCATTTATCTCTTCAATTATTTCAAGAGGTAAATCTAAAGGTACTAATTCACCTTCAAAAATTTCAAATCTACCAATATCTGAACCTTCAAAAAGTTCTTTATCGTGTCCTGATAGTTCTATTTTACCACTATCATACAATTCTCTGGATTCTTTTAGTAGTTTAAAATACGAATCTGATCCATATCTAAATATATTTTCAGTCACTGACATATTATTATCAATATGATATTGTAGATGTTCGGATACTAACTCCTCATTGAACTTTTTGATGTATTTCATAAAGAAAATCAATTTTTATTATATATTAACTCTCCACCAAGAATTAAAGTTTTTATATATATTCAAAATATGAATCTAATTTTAAATGCAAACTTGTAAGTGTTGTTCCGTTGAAAAGAATCTTTCTAAATTTTCTAAAACAGACGACATTAGTGTGATTAACTCACTAGATAATTTGCAACCAATGTGGTCATATGAAAATCTTAAAAAGGGAAATAGATAATGGCTAATAATTCGTATATATTCTTTGATAAAGAGGGAAATCCACTAAACTTTTACTATAATGAAACATCTGAAAGATATGAGGGTGATATTCTGTTTCCTGAGGCTTCTAGTGATACCTTTAAAACACAATCTTTATATGTTTTTGAAAAAATTCCATCTTTTGAATTTGAAAATCAGAGTGATCTAACTTTAAGAAGATTTCAGTTATTTAATGAATATGGATTTCATTTTTACCAAGGTGCTCCAACCTTTTCTGTTACAAAAATAGAACCGGTTAACCAAGAGAGTGATTATTATTCAAAATGGATTTACGCTAAAAATATAGAATCTAAATTTAAATTAGGAACATTTGTTAGATTTAATAAGTCAATTTTTGAGTTTACAGATCCTAATAGAGTTTATTCAGTGATTGGTAGTAAGAAAAATGCTATAATGGTACTTTCTTTACTTGACAATGAATCATTTCAAAATACCTATGGAGGTGCTTATGGATTAACATCTAGTTATAATGATTTAAAAGTAACCGGTGTTGATATTATTGGTATTTATAACTATATAACTCCACAATTAAAGGATACTCTTTCATTTTGGAATGAAAGAACTTTCTATGATAGACTATATGAATATAGAAAGTTAAACATTATAAACACACAAAAGAATGATAAGTATAGAACTACTGGTAGATACGATGATGCTGATGTTGTTACTATTAAGAATCCAAATATAACCGATATTGTACATTTTGAGTATGATTTACAATCAATTCCTCAAGATTCTACACTTATTATTGAAGTTATAACTCGAACTGATTTACCAAGAGTGTATAGAGGTCCGATAACATTTAACTCAACATCTAAAATTTTGAGTTTTGCTGATCCAATTCCTGATATTTTAACTCCGGGTATTGAATTTAAAGTTCCAAATTCTTCATTAAATAAAGATTTTTATAAAGTTTCATCTATTAGGTCATTTGAAGGTAATGTTAACCTAACTTATTATGCGACTGGTAGCCAGGTAACATATAGAAATCAAATATATCAATGTATTCAGTCATATACTTGGTCTGGTGCTACAGATTCTGTAGTTCCTTTTGGTGAAAGTGCTTCATCCTTATACTGGGGAACACCAACACACTTACCAATTCAACCATCAACCTCGACAGGTACAATCACAGATGAGTTATTAGTTGCTGGTGAGATATATTTAACATCTGACCATATTTACTTCACTCAATCTTATACACAATCTTCAGAAATTACTTTAGCTTTTGCGGCTGAGAGATTTAAATCAGAATTAAAGTTATTTAATATAGATTTATATTACGAAGAAAATCAGTTAAAGGCTGATTTAGTTTATCCAAGTCTTTATGCTACTGTTAATTATTACTATAATCAGGTGGCTACTGCTTCAAAAATAGGTGGTCAGAAATATGTCTATGAGAAGTGTATAGAAACATATGAGAGTTTAGTTAAAGAATTCAATTATGATATATCGAGTAATTGGGAGTATAATATAGTTTTTACAGATATTGATGAGTTCGGTATTATTGTGAAAATAAATAAAATGGTTTATCCTGAAAGAGTATCGTGGGTATATTCATCTGGTTTAGTTGATATGCAGAGAACTATAGATAAAACTCTTAGAAATTGGCTTACAAGACATTTTTTGAAATTAAATACACTTGGAATTCTGCCTACTTTGCTAACAGTAGGATATACATCAGTATACTATAATAGTATAAAATTAAAAACAGATTTTCCGAATGTTCCTATTGAATTTTCTGTTCAAGTTGGATCTACAGCTGACTATTATATTGAACACAGTATTGTTACTTTTTATGATATGGGTAAGTTTTTATCTTTGACTATAAACGGTAGGGTATATGAGGAGCTTTTTGATACTGATATACCAACAACATTAGCAAACTGGATAGAAAGTTGGGCTGAGACTGTTAATGATTTTGGAATCTATATAACAAATGCTGCAACTTCATTAAAATTTAATGTTAAAAAGCAAAATCAAAGATTAAGTCTAAATATAAATGTTGGTAAATCATCATTACCCGGAATTGAGACATATAAAATCATTAAAAGATATAGTGGAAATCATGGACCACTTATTACATCTAATGAGATAATATTAGGTACATCTAGTGGTCAATCACTAGAGGAGGTTGGATTTGCTACTGGACAAGTTATAGGAATTAATAAAACTTATTATACACTTCAAAATATTGAATATAATTCGTTATATCTTAATCCTGATGTGATCAATTTAAGTTATGAGGGTCCATTCTGGGGTATGACCGATTCTCTTTGTAATTCCTCAGCATTTACTACTGTTGCTTTCACTATTGGATTTGGTCAAACAGGTTGTCCACCATCATTCGCTCCTAGTTTATTACAGGGTATGTATGATAAAGAACAATTCGATCCTGCATTTAGTATAGAATACGCTTGGTCAAATACTTATATACCTTATCAATATGATGGTGTTGATGGTATGGTTGATTTGGTCTATATAGAACCGGTTAATTCCATATATGTTCTTGGTGATCAGTTGAGAGTCTATGATTCAATATATGGATCTACTTTAACTGATATATCAGTCCCTGGATTAACACAAAGTTTAGAGTTGTGTTATAATAATATTAGTAATTATTTATATGTTTTATCTAATAATACTTTATATAAAGTCGATCCTTATATTAATTTACTAATAGCATCCTATTCATTTCCATCCGGTAACGCTTACTCTATTCAGTTAAACAAGAGTAATGGTGATATCTATGTCTCTTTTAGAGACAATACACAGTTAAGAATTTATGATGTTACAGATTCAGTAAATACTGTTAATTTAACATTTAATTCTTATAATATGGTTTTTAATGACTTTGAGTCTAAGATGTACATTACAACAGATGGTGTTACTGCTAGAATAAATTCAAACAGAACACTAGATACAACATTTGGTATACTTTCTCTCAGTCAATCAATTGCTTATGACCCAGAAAATGAATCTGTTTATGTTTTTGGACCATCATTTTTAAGTAAAATTGATAATAACTCAATTTCTACCACATCTGTATTAACAGGTACTGATGGTAGTCTATTATTTAATAACTTCAATAGTAGTATGGTAGCACTTACAAGCCTTGGATTGAGTTCTATCTTCGTAGATGATGACTCGATATTATATACTTCTACACCTGGTGATTATGGAAATATGGCTCTTAATCAGTTTGATGGTGATATGTACATCGCTGCCAATAGTCAAATTATAGCAATAGATACACCAAGTGGTCAAGTTAAGCACAATGAACCTTTCGCTGGTGGAAGGCTTACTAAAATAATTTATAATCCAGATAGAAAGAGTGTTTGGGCAATACAACCAGATACTAAGAAAGTAGTTGAGGTTCAATCTCAGCTAAGTAGTTCATTTGGTGTGGAAAATATTGTTTCAACATCAAACGATAATTTTTATGGAACACTTGATACGAACTATATCGATAGAGACTATTTATGGTTGAATGTTAGAGAATATATTAGAAGACCTAGAGAGAACTTTAATGGTGAACCAGTAGTTAGTTTATATTGGAAATGGTTCTCTGACAATGTTCCTCAGTTTTTTATGTATGATTTCAGTGGGGATCAATTACCAACTACCGGTGTTTTGGCCTATAAAGGTCCGAAACCTCTTACAACTATTGTTTTAAATAAACAAGCTAATAGAGATATTAAAAAAGTTAGCTCACCAGAATATCAGCAAACAATTTTTGATTACGTTGAAAACGATTTGGAATACATTGATGATAACGAAGATATAAGTGTTGTTCCTGAACCTGTTCAATTATTTATAGGATATAATTCGCCAGATGAAGGTGGTCTAAGAAGTATTCTTCAGATGTATAAGAAAGAAGAAGTTGATTTTACAATTACTACAACATCTATAAATAATGATATTATTACTTTTGATAATATTGTTGATGAGTTCACTGGTGATAGATATGGTAAAATAACACTTAATAATAACTCTACAAGCTATTTCACGGTCGATATCTCTGGAAATAGAAGAGGTCTAAAGGTTGGTCAACATTTGGCTATTTTTGTAAAGGATGTTACAAATACAAAAAAACAATATATTTCAAATAATAATGGATATCTATTGAAAATTAGAAGTATTTTTAGTAGAGAAATAATTGTTGATTATTTTAAAGAGGTGGATTCCTTAGAAAAGGAAGATACCATTATTGAAAATTTTCCAAAAACTGGAATTACTACATATTTATCTTGTAGGTTTAAAGTTTGGAATAGAGAAATTGGTAGATTTAATGTTTTGGGTCAAACAGAAATCGAAGATGTTAGATATCACACAGAGTTGAATAATGTTGGTAAACTAATTTCATCTGATGATGTTTATATTTTCAAAGAATATGATATTAAAGAAGAAGGAATAGATTGGAATTATCTTAACATGAAAAGAAAAGAAATGTTAATGATGAAGAGTCTTATCTATCCATATATTGGTAGTTATAAGGCGATAATTAATGCTATTAATTATTTTGGTTACAATGATCTTGAACTATATGAGTATTATAGAAATGTTAATATTAAATCAGAAGATTATTTTAAGTTATTTAAAGTTGAAATTCCTGATATATTTGATAATACAGTAGAGGGTTGGAAAGATAATGACTTTATTAAACATACTTTTCCTAATAAGAATTTTGAAGATACTAATCTTTTTAATTTAACTTTTAGAATTACTGATAAAGAGGGTAATAATATTTTATATTATACACTTGAGGAAGTACAGAAAAAACTTCAGGGGTTAAAATATTGGTTACAAAAGAATATTATACCAATAACACATAAAATATTAGATATAACCGGTAGAGCTGATTTTGTCGGAGGAACCGTGATAAGTCATCAAAGTTTTGATGCTCAAATTTTCAATGTTAGACAAAATTTTACACCAATAATGTTTGATCTAAATGAGGCTTATCTATTACCAGTTAATAGTGGATCAAGTGTTTATAACTGTGTTTTAGACTTTTATATACAAGGATCTCCAACATCTAGTTTATTACCTGATTACTATACTGTCGATATTAGAACTTACGAGGTTTATAGAGAATGGTATCCATTCAGAAATTATCAAGTTGGAGAAAGAGTTGTTTATTATGATAAGTTATATGAGTCAGTTGTTGAAAACAATAAAACAAACAATCCAAGAAAATTTGAAAACGCCAATGACTGGACTTATGGAACTTCCTATAAATTAGGAGATGTTGTAAAATATAATAGATTAATATATGTTTGGTCTGGTCAATCCGGTGCTACCATGTCAATAGTATCACCTATTTTAGATGAAGGTGTTGGTTATAGTTGGCTTGATATCACAGAATGGAAACAAATTGATTTGGTACCAGTTGATAAGATATCAGAATATCGACATATTAATAACCTAAATCCTTTCAACTTTACAGTTGACTCAAATATTACACCTTATTTAGTTATTGAGGTTACCTCTGAGAATGGATACGGAGCTATTTATAGAGATAGAAAGAATTTTGAAATTAAGGGAATTCTAGATATTCAAGAAATAGAAGCGTTTAGTAATTTAACAACTAAACAATATAGAGATGCTACACTTCCAGTCGTTTATGCTGATACAGCAACTGTTCCGGATCTATCAATGACTAGATACTCATATCAATTTGGATTTTTGGATCAATTTGGTAACTATACGGATAGACCATATATTGATGGCTCTGGTCAGATTGTTTATCCTCGTGTTAAACATGGATATCCATATGTAATAACAAATAATTCTAGCTTTACTGTTAACAACTTTAGAATAGAGTTTAGTGGTGATTTCGCAGATGTTCAAAACCCTTATGTTGTTTCAAGCTTTGGATCTGCTAATGTGGTTGGTAACGAATTAAATTGGTCTGGTAGTTTACAAGCTGGTGCTACCGTATCTGTATCAGTTAGAGGTGATATTACTAGTGGTGGTAAGGCATACTTTAAGGATCCAATTAATACTGCAAACAATCAATCTTATTTACCAACTACATATAATATACTAGCTAAATTGGCGACTGGTACTAACTATGGTAATACATATTCCACTATTGTTGTTGTTACTGTAAATTATCATACTTTGTATGTTAGTGGTTCTTCTAATTTAGCAAATTTATTCACAAGTCCTACACAAAGTTTTGTATCGTCTCCAAGTCCTTACAATTCGCTTACCTACTTTAATTGGATGACGTTCTCGTCATATAATAGTATTATCTATCATACTCAATCTTCATATAGTAACACAAGTTTCGCAAATATGGTTACATCAATGAATAATGAAATTGGTAATTTGGGATATATCTACTATCAGTCTAGACAGAACGTTTCTTCAGTAAACTGGACGGCTGTAATTGGATTCGCTAGTTATTATCTTGGTACTTCGACAAATGCTTATCCTAATGGATTGTCAATGTCATCATATATGTATAGATATAATGGTATTTCTCCTACACCAGCTGAAACTGACTTTGCTGTTTTTGACTCAACAGGATTTAATTTAAAATTAGGAACAAATTCGGTTTCTGGTGTTATTGTAGTTACTCAATCTTATTATCCTTAACTAATTATAGCATAGACTTCGTAGTCGGCTAGTGTGAAATCTATTTGAAGAACGTCCTGGTAGTTTTCAGGATCTTGAAAAAATGATGCTTTTAATTCGAAATTGGTTGAGGATAGTTCAGGGATATATTTCCTAATTTGTTGTAGGACTATTTTTCTAACACCTTCGGCTGAAACTTTTGTTTGAAAAAGTAAAATTGGAAGATCACATCCAAAGTCTGTATCTCCTAATAATTCACCTTTATTGGTGAATAGTAGCATCTCATATTTTTGAATAATTACCCTTATTACATCATCCTCAACTATTTTATTAACTATAAATCTTGGATGACCATTATAACCTATGTAATGATCTTTGAAGTCAAATTCTGCCATATTAGTATATATTAGGAATTTAATATGTTCCTAAATTTACCAATAACTGTCATTCCTAAAATGATTGGATCGGTGTTGGTATCTAACATCCAGTTATAGTCCGATACTATATAATTAATTTCAAATAATTTTTCTATATCACCTTTTTTTTCTTTAATAAAGTAGGTTGTAAAATCCTTACCGAGTAGTTTAAATAATACATCAATTTTTTCCGCTCCGAAATTTGACATTAAAAAATGATAAATTGACTCATAATCCATATCTTTATTAAAGATCATTTCAAACAAATCTTGCTTTAATTTACCAGATACATTTGATGTGTCTAAATTCAATTCACCATTTTCTTTGAAATTTTGAAGTTCTACGAAAACTCCTCTAAAATCTGGAAATTTTTTAGTAATTAATTTTACCAAATCATCTTTTGAGATCTCAAATCCTTCTTTTGGTGAGACCTCATTAATGATTTTTTTATAAATCTCCTGTTTTAGTAATTTCTCTTCTTCTGAACTTTGACAATCAAAATCTACACAGGTAAATCTTGATTTTATACCCTCTGATATTTTTCCAAGATGATTGGTTGTCAATATAAACCTTACATTTTTATGATATGTTTCAATAAATGCTTTTAAGGCATCTTGATATTGTGAAGAAACTCTTTCAAATTCATCTAAGAAAACATATTTTATAGGATCTTCCGTTTCTAAAATCGGTTGAGTTTTACAAAACTTTTCAATATCATTTCTAAGAGTATCAATAGATGTGTACAATGAGCTATTTAGTTCTAAAAAAGCTTTATCCTTTGTATATTTTCCAATTAATATTCTAGCCAGAGATGTTTTACCAGTTCCATAGTGGCCATAGAAAATATAGTTCTTAGAGATTCCATTTTCAAATTGTTTTTTTATTCTTGGTGGTAGAATAACGTCTTCAATTTTTTTAGGTCTATATTTTTCCCAGAGTAGTAAATTTTTAACTGACATATTATTGAGATTGAAATGTTTTTATATATACTCTCATGATAGGACAAAAGTTTAATTTTGATGAAGTTTTCTTTAGAGATTTAACCGTTTGTGTTTTAGACACATTAGAGGGTAGATTAAATTGGATAAATCGATTTTCATCTGGTGATATAAGTGTTCAAGTACCTATTTATTACTCATTAAGTGGAGATGAAAGGTTTTTATTAGATTCTTTTCAGGACGATATAGTATCTGAGAATAGATATGTTGAGTTAAATACAGATCAAATTCCTAGAGGTCATTTAACACTTAATAATTTTAATATAAAGAGTGATGAATTTAGAAATCCTAATGTTTGGTTAAGAGCAGTTGTTGAAGATAATCTTGAGGTTAGAAAGTTACTTAAACAAGTAAGAGCTATTCCAATTACAGTTACTTATGATTTAGTAATTTTACTAAAATCAGAAATAGATGTTTTTAAATGCTCACAGGAAATAATGAATACACTTTGGTTGTATAAATTTATCTATTTTGAGCATAATTATATGAATATAGATGCCGTAGTAACTATGCCAGATAGTAATGCTATTGAGATATCAAGAGAGAAAAATTTAAAAAGTGATAACACAATTAAATTAACATTGTCTTTAGAGGTTCAAACGTATTATCCAGCTTTCACATCAACTTCAAGTTGTAAGGTCGAAACTGTTGCTAACATTACGTCTGGATCAAATATTATAAAAATTGGTCCTGTTTTTTACAAAAGTTGTAACGGTAGAGATAAAAAAGTTTCATCTATCTCGGATATTTCTATTGGTCAACAAGTTGTTGGTGGATGTATTCCAAATGGAACTATTGTTAAAAATATAGATCTTCAAAATTATGAGGTGGAATTATCTAGAAATTTATCGTGTGATTTAGAGACTGAGATTGAATTTTTATTTTCTGATCCAGGATCCGTTGTTTATCCATATAGAACAAGATGGTTTGGTAATTTACAACCTTTATTGACAAGGAATATGCCTGATAATAATATTAATGGTAAAGATAATTTTAATCCAAATCAAAAATGAAAAAATAGACTTTTTAATTGTAATATATAGTTTATATAAAAAAAATAAATACAAAAAGTATGAAGAATCTTAAACTTGAATTGTTCAACTTCAAAAAGTCATTGTCTTATGAGCAATCAGACGTTGAGTATATAATTGAAGGCCACTTAAATTCCACAAATGAATTATCGGAAAAACAGGTTATATTATCATTAAATGAAAAGTTAAAGTCATTTACTTATGATAAAGAAGTAAAGTCATTTCTTGAGAGTTTAAATGATGATATTAAAAATTATGAATTGTTATATGAGTTAAAAAATTTATATAATGTTCTAAATTCCAAGAATCAAGGTGAGTTATATCGCCAACCAATTAATGTTTTATTACAAACAATAAATCTTGAAACTGATCAAGATAGAATGTCAAAAATTCTTAATGAATTGGCTGTTTACGATTGGGTTCCAGAAATTAAATTATTTGTTCATAATTTATCAAAATCACCTGAGAAAAGAGCGAACCTTTTAAGTGGTGGTAAGGGTGAGTCAATTTATACTATAGTTGAACAAGTTGAAGAGGGCCATTTGGCTTTCATAAAAGATTCTTGGTTTATTTTAACAGAAAGTTCAATTGAAAAAACATTATTAGAAAATAATGTTAAAGATGAAGAAAGACTTCGTACTTTAAGATCTTTACAGACTGCTATGCAATTTGCTACTATTACTGAGAGTAGAATAGATTTCAGAATTTCTGAATATCTAACAATCGGTTTGTCAGTTTCTTCAAAGGGTGGTATTTTTATTAATGAAGATGAATTAAATGAAGAAACTACATTAGAGAGTTTATTCTCATCTCCTGTAGTTCCAATTGTTAATAAAAATTTCTATCCGCTTTTAGTTGAAGTTTCTAAAAATATTGACTCTTTTGTTGAATTAGATGTTGTTAAGAAAATTAGCAATCTAATTAATCCAACATTAGAGGTTTTTGCATTTAATTATAAGAGTAGTACATATATTTATCGTTGTGATGAGAGATATGGTAACTCATTCTTTAAATATGAATCAGCATTAGAACTAGTTAATGAAGTTAGAAATGAACTAAATTATGATTTGTCATATTTTTATGAAAATAAACTTTCAAAAGAGACTATTTCTAAAAAGAGATTAGAAGATAAAGAAAGAGAAATTACTTTAAAATTAGAAGATGTTCAGTTTAACATTTCAAAAGTTAAAGGATCTATTAAGATGATTGGTGAATCTGATGTACTTAAAGAGGCTCTTTCTAACTTGGCAAAAAGAGAGGAAAGTTTATCATTAGAACTTTCAGCGGTTAAGGAACTTCAATACAAAGAAAGAGTTAGAATTTAATAAAAACATAACAATATTAAAAAGACGAGTATTTTATATTCGTCTTTTTTTATTTTATGACTATAATAATAGTTAAAGCATTAAAAGAGTTTCGTACTCAAAAAATAAATGCTTATGAATGTATCTTAATAATAAAGATTTGTATGTTGAAATGATTGTATCTAAGGCTCAAGGGAGACTTACTAGAAAAGCTGAAAAAATGTTAGAGTTATTGGCTAAAGAAACAATTAAAAAAATGAGGTATTGGTCCAATGACGATAAAATGGATTGTTATCAATCAGGACTATTAGATATGTTCCAGAATTGGTATAATTTTAATGAGGAAAAATCCGTAAATGCCTTCGCATACTTTACCGAAGTCTTTAAGAGAGGAATAGCTAAGGGATTCAATGAGCTGTACAAGAAAAAGGGAGATAATGATAATTTAATTAAGGTTATCTCCATTGAAGGTTCTAATGATGGTCAGGGACTACACAGTCTTTAAGGTTAAAAAAACAAATATTTATTTTAACATATAAAAAATATGAAAAAGAAAGCACTGATTACCGGAATAACAGGTCAGGATGGAAGCTATTTAGCTGAATTTTTACTGGATAAAGATTATATTGTACATGGAATTAAAAGAAGAAGTTCCTCTTTTAACACATCTAGAATTGATAAAATGTTTGAAGAAAGGAGTGATAATTTTTTCCTACACTATGGTGATTTAACAGACTCTACTAATTTAATTAGAATAATACAAGAGGTTCAACCTGATGAGATTTATAACCTAGCGGCTCAGTCTCATGTTAAAGTTTCTTTTGAAACTCCTGAATACACTGCTAATGCGGACGCTATAGGTACTCTAAGAATATTAGAAGCTATTAGAATTTTAGGGTTAGAAAAAAAGACTAAATTTTATCAAGCATCGACCTCTGAAATGTTTGGATTAGTTCAAGAAATACCACAGAAAGAGACTACGCCATTTTATCCAAGAAGTCCTTATGGTGTTGCTAAACTATATTCACACTGGATAACGATCAATTATAGAGAAGCTTATGGTATTTTTGCATGTAGTGGCATTCTTTTTAATCATGAGTCACCTTTGAGAGGTGAAACTTTTGTCACGAAAAAGATTACACAAGCAGCTGCTAAAATAAAATTAGGATTACAGGATAAGTTATTACTTGGTAATCTTTCAGCCGAAAGAGATTGGGGTCATTCAAAAGATTATATTGAGGGTATGTGGTTAATGATGCAACAAGATATACCCGAAGATTATGTTTTAGCAACGGGTAGGAAAATATCAGTTAGAGAATTTACAACTTTAGCTTTTTCACATTTAGATATTAAATTGAAATGGATTGGAGAAGGAATTAATGAAAAAGGCATTAATTCAGAAAACGGTGATATTTTAGTTGAGATTGATGAGAGATACTTTCGACCAACTGAAGTAGATCTTTTAATTGGTGATTCGACTAAGGCTAGAACAAAGTTAGGATGGAATCCTCAACACTCTGTGGAAGACTTGTGTAGAGAAATGGTGGAGTATGACTATAAAGAATTTAATACTAAACAAATTATTTAATTTTAATATAAATTTTCATAAAATAAAAGTATGAATAAGTGTATAATCCAATTTTGGGAAGAGTCTGAGATAAAAATAGAGGTTAAATCTGATGGTTGTTCATTACACATGGATAATATTGAACGTGTTAAATTTATTAAAGAAATTTACAATAACAGAACACAAAATGTTCCATCATCTTATGATAGAATTTCTGGAAAAGAAATGACCTGTTTTGTATCTGACACACTTTTTGATAAACTTTTAGAATTTGGTAGTCTTAGGCTTTCTGAAATCGAGAAGAATAATCTTATAAACTTAGAAGAAATTATTTTTAAAAATTATGAAGTTATTTAGTTTATTTTTCATACTATCTACATTATATTACCTTTTTAATAGAAAACATTTACTATCAAAAGCAGGTGATAGAGTCTATAAACATAAGTATAAAGTATATTTAGATATACTTTATTTTTTGAGTGATTTCTTTTATCTTGTTTGGGTTGTAGTTATGTTGTTTATGAGTTTTAAACTATCACTTCTATTGATATTAATTGTCTTTTTAAGATGGTTTTTCTTAGATCCATTTAAAGATAAGCAAGATATGACATATGTTGTTTTAAAAATTTTGGTTTTGTCCTCGATACTTATAAGTTAAACTTTTTTAGGTGATCTTCAGTTATCACAATAAATTCCCATCCTTTTTTATCACAGAATTTAATCATCGTATTCCACTTATCTCTATTTTTTTGAGCCATTTTCAGATCATATTCAAAATTTTTGAGTTTTTTGAGTTTAGAAGATGAATCTGGAACTTGTAATTTTTTCTCTTGTAGAGCTACAACCATATCAAATTCTTTTTTTGGTTTTACTTCAGCTATTACTTTTTTTGTTATACCACTTTCTAGTCTCATTTCGTAGTAAAAGTCAGGATAGTAGTTGTGTGTCTTAACACGAACATCACCATTATCAAAGTGTGTCATTTGATAAGGTATTGTTATACACTCTGCTCCCCATTTTGTCACTTTTTCACTTAAATCAAGCCAATTCATTATCTTAAATTCCCAAGAGCTTCTATAATAGATTCCACCTTGTGAATTAAGCTTCAATACTTTATCTTTATATTTAGGTATGAAATTACCTTGATGATAGTTTTTATTTTTCGGTGCGTTATTTAACATAATAATATATATCATTATGGGATCTTTACAGGAAAGAGTTAATTTAAGCCAAAAAGTATTTGGAGATAATTTAGTTGATTATTTTAGAAATAATTCAATGTATATGGTTGATAAATATTCAAAAAGTGATGATATGTGTGAGGCTATATCTTTAAGTGATATATCAATGGGCAGATTTTACTTTTTTCACTACGAAGATCCATCAAATTGGATGAGATATTCTCCAGTATTTACAATTGAAAATAAAGATTTAAAGGGTATGAAAATAATAATTGCTTTAAATTTTAATTTTTTACCTATTGAGATTAGATCTTCTATTTTTGATAAGTTTATTTCCGAACAGATGTTTGAAAAAAACTCACCTTTGGAGGTAAATTTCAAGGGAATTTATACTGAGCTACTAAGATATGGATTTGAATATTGTATAGTTGAATATAATGCTATACAGTTAAAAATGGTTCATAGAATCAATTTAGAACTCTTACCAAGATTTATGTACTCGTCACATCCAAAAAATACTTATGATCCTAATAAATTGATGCAAATTTGGAATGCTAAGTTAGAAAGAAGAGAGCAGAGACATAAGGAATTAATATCTTCTACACTATTGGACTTTTATGAAGTTGAGTCTGTCATTGGTGATAAGTACGATGCTCTTTTTGGGCATATTAAAAGACTTCAAGATAGTTTTAATAAATTTAAAAACAAGTAATTTTATTTAGATATAATTAATAAAAATTAATTATTCTATATGAAAACTTTCTTTCTTGAGTATATTTGGTTGGATGGTAATACACCTCAGAAACTTAGATCTAAAACAAAAATTGTAAAAGCTAAAAATGAAGATAAAATTAAATTATCAAATTGGGGATTTGATGGTTCTTCAACAAACCAAGCTGAGACTTCTAAGTCTGAAATGGTTTTAGTACCTGTTAATAAATTTAAAGACCCGTTCCGCGAAAACGGATTTTTAGTTATGTGTGAGGTGTATAATATCGATATGACACCACATTCTTCTAATAAAAGACATCAACTTGAGGAGACATTAAAAATTTCTGATGAAAAAACAATGTATGGATTTGAACAAGAGTATATTATATACGATAGAGAAACTGATAAACCATTAGGATGGCCAAAAGATGGATTTCCTCGTCCTCAGGGAGATTATTACTGTGGCGTTGGTGGTAGTAATGTGTCAGGTAGAAAATTTGTTGATAGACATGCTGATCTTTGTTTAGAGGCGGGACTATCATTCACTGGAATAAATGCTGAGGTTATGTTAGGACAATGGGAATATCAAATTGGACCAGTTCTTGCCTTAGATGGTTCGGATCAACTTTGGATTTCTAGATGGATTCTAGAAAGAGTTTCTGAAGAATTCAATTATTTTATTGAGCTTCACCCTAAACCTTTTAGAGGAAATGATTGGAATGGTAGTGGAATGCACGTGAATTTTTCAACTGAATCAATGAGAGAGGATCTTGAAAATAAGAAGCAATTAGTAATTGATGCTTGTGAAAAACTTGGAGATGCTATTGAAGAACACATAAGTGTTTATGGTGTTGATAATGAGTTTAGACTGACCGGTGCTAACGAGACTTGTTCAATTAAAGAATTTAAATATGGAATAGGTGATAGAACCGCATCGATTAGAATTCCTTTTTCGGTTAATGATGATGATACTCCAGGATATTTGGAAGATCGAAGACCATCATCAAATGCCAATCCTTATGAGATTTGTAATATGATGATCAAGACTATATGTATAGGTGTTGAGGTAGAGAATTAAAATAAAAGTCCGGTAGAAATATCGGACTTTTTTGTTTAATATATACTGTAAAATAGTAAATTATTTATTATGAAGCATATTAGAAAATTTGAAGAGTTGGATTATAGAGAATTACTTGCTCAACAGTCAAAATTGAGACAAGAAATGGAGAAGTCAAGACAGGAAGAAATTGAAAAAAACAGAAAAGAGTTATCAGGTAAGCGTCTTTCTGAAATTTCGGCAGAAGTTGAAAAATCAAAGCAAAAATCAGATTCTCTTAAAGATAGACAAGAACTCACACATTTGGTGATTCAGTCTTTAATATACTCTGAAATGAGTAAAGATGGATTTGAAAACTTCAAAGATGATTTGAAAAATTTTTTGAATAACTATCCATTGGAAACACTACCAAAAAGTGGTACATCAATCTATAGAGATTAAGGAGAAGGATATATTTAAATATATACCTTAAAATTTTTGAAAATTTAATGGCAGCAACTTATAATCCTCTTAATCAGTCGGGCAACATGCCTTATGTTAATACCGCTGTTGAGAATAGAGGTCTTTTTAGTAAAATACTTCGAAATTTATCCTCTTGGGGAATGAATTATGACGACATGATTATGAGAAATCAGGTTGGTGTTGGTATTAATGAAGATCCTTATTCAATGCAAGGTAATTCTATGTATGACTTTTTTAGTCGTAGAGCCGTTGCGTCGGTTTTAAATAGAAAGTCTATTCCATATTTAGATAGATCATATGCTGATAAAAGAAGAATATTAAGAGAATATTCAATTAAAGATGAAATTAGAGACTTTGTTTCTAGTGTTTGTGATGAGGCTGTTATTTATTCAGATAGAGATTTCTGTAAACCAAAGAATATTTCTACTGATTATTCTCAGGATCTTAGAGATAAGTATCAAGAATTTTTTGAAAAAATCTATAATAGATATGGTTTTTCAGATTCTATATCTGCTTGGAGTTTAATGAAAGATTTCCTAATTGATGGATACATCGCCATGGAAATTGTTTGGGATGATAAGAAGAAAAATATTATACATTTTAATCGACTTAGACCCGAAACACTTGTTCCCGCTTTTGAGCCATCAATTGGTCACTTGTGGATTCAATATCCAGAAGATCCACAATTAAGAAGAATATTTTTAGATTCACAATTAGTTTTTGTATCTTATTCAACACAGAATGATTATTCAGAAACGTCTTATGTTGAGGGTTTAATTAAACCTTATAATCAAATGAAGATTATTGAACAAACTAAAATAATGTTCAACATTATTAATGCAACAGTCTATCAAAAATTTACTATTCCTGTTAAAGGATTGTCTAGACAGAAGGCCGAAGAACAAATAGGTCAATTAATTAATGATTATTCAGAAGAGGTTGAGTGGGATGACTCATTAGGTACACTTCAAATAAATGGTACTAAACACTTACCATATAATAAACAAATATGGTTTCCTGAGGGAGATGCTGGTACTCCAAATATGGAGTTAATATCACCACAAGGTCATAATTTAAATGAAGATGATATATTAAAATGGTTTTATAATATTTTAAAAAGAGCTTCTAAAATTCCTGTTCAAAGATTTGAAGGTGATAATGGTGGTGGTAATGTATTTACAGATGCTGCTGAGATGACAAGAGACGAAGCTAAATTTAGTAATTTTATTAATAGATTAAGAGCCAATTTTAAAGAAATAATTGTTAAACCTCTAAAACTTCAAATGTTGGTGGAATTTCCAGAGTTAAAAGATGATGAGGTATTTTTAAATCAAATTGATGTTGATTTTATTTCAAATCAATTATTTGAAGAGTGGAAAAAACTTGGTAATATGTCTAAGAAAATTGAAATATTGGGTAGTTATACTGGTATTCAAAAGGCAGATGGAACTCCATATTTTCATATTGAGTACTTAATAGATCATGTTCTTAAATTAACTTCTGAGGAAAAAGAAGAGAATAAGAGATACTGGATTAGAGACTCTGCTGCTGGAGGTGGATCCTCTGAGGCAACACCTAGTGAAGGTGGTGAGGGTGGGGAGACTGGTGCTCAGACTACTCCTGAGACACCTGAGACTCCTGCTCCAGAAACACCAGAGGCTGGTGGTGAAGGTGGTGGAGAGGCTCCTGGTGGAGAAGGTGGTGGAGAATTTGAGTTCTAAGCGGCTATATCACATTTAGGATATGATGCATAAAATCCAACTATGAAATATTCATCTATGGATTGCATTACTACTGGATTAATAACTGCCAATTCAATTAAACTTTCTAATATTTTACCATTAGGTGTTTCTAATATTTCAATATCAACCATAATATTTTCTACTTCTAAATCACTATTGATTATTAGAGTTATTTCATTTATTTTAAAAGCTACGTTTTTAAGATCGGTTGTTATTAGTACATTTGATGAATGGTTATCCGTTCCTAAGTTGCAGAGTAACGGTGGATAAATATCAGTTATATCAAATTGACATTTTTTTCCTAAAATAGAATTTATTTTTATTTCTCTGTATATCGATTTATAATCTCTATACTTTTCAAGTAAATGTTTAAAACATTCAAGATTGTATTTTTCCTTTAGATTAACATTAGTTATCATTTTGTGACTTTTTCTTTTCAGAAATTGTTAGTTTCATTTTCTTAAAAAGTTTTTTATTTTGAATTGGATATTCTACTCCATAATTCTTTTGAAGTGTTTCTTTTCTTTTCGACTCTGAGCATTTTCTACAATAATAAATTCCCCAGGTATTTCCATATTTTATGTAATTCTTATAAATTACATCTTTTTTAACACCACATCCATCACACTCACATAGTATTTTATGATGAGATCCTTTTGATAATAATTCAGTTGGTATTATTAAATCATCTCCAATGGAAACATCGTATCCTAAATTTTCAAAGTAGGAAAAATTAGATTCATTAATTTTAATTTTAATTTCTCTAGTGATGATCATAAAAAACCGCTAATTTTTAATGTATATATCTATTTTATCATGTCTCTGTAAGATTTTACGCATTAAAGGTATTCTTAGTTCTATAAAAAATCCACCTTTAATTTTTTTTGGTTTTTTAATATCCATATATATCTAAAATTAACGTTAAATTTCATGAAATCTATTCTTATTGTTGAAAATTCAACAAATTCTCTCTCGAAGATTAACGAGAACAAT